TCATATATTCTTCATGTCTCATCGGTCATCTCCGTCACCGCCTATTGTACCCATAACCTTACGGGCTTGCAGCTTGTACACGTTCATCTCTGCAATTTGCTGTAACGAGTATCCTAAGTCATCCGCAAGAACAGCGCAATACCAAAGTACGTCACCCAACTCTTTTGCAATTTGATTGTAATACTCCGCATCATTACGTCCGTCGCGGATAATCTTCTTTACCTTGTCCGCCACCTCACCAGCTTCTCCAGCTAGACCCAACGCAGGATAAACTATCTTGGAGTTCTCAGGGTATATGGCGGTTTCTTTTGCTTGCCGCTGATAGTTGTTCAAGTTCCAGTTGTTTTTAATCATTGCACTTTACCAAAATCTATCTTGACTATGTTGGTTCCTTCTTCATGCTTTACTGTTGGGCCGTCGTCATCTTTTTCTGAAAGCAACTTGTCCTTGACTGTATTGAACGCCAATCGTGCCATACCTGCTTCCATTACTCGCTCAAAGTCAGACTCAAGCAACTCCATGACGCCGTTGATTACAACCGTACCGGCCTCGTAAAACTCTTCGTCTTCTTCTGCAGTGGTATCGTACGCAGAGATAGAAAAGCTTTCTTCATCCACCTTACGCAAGATAACATACCATCTATCGGGCAGCAGACTCGCCCGTTCAAAATCACCCTCATCAATCGCCATTCTTCAACCACTCCTCTGGTATGCTACCTTCAGCCCATCTGAAATTGTAGCGTTCAGCCCACCTAGCATACGTGGTTTTGCTGCCTCTGTAAATCTTGTTTTGTGCGTTTTGGAAAACAAACCGTATGTCTAGATCAGGATGCTGTTCTTTGATTAGCTGCATCTTGACACGATCTGATTTGTCTAGGTACCCTTTTGCCTCAATAAAAATATCCTGCTCTACAAGGTAGAAGTCAGGAGTGTATGTGCGAGGCTTTGGTACGTACGTTAGTTTGACGTTTTCATACTCGTAGGGCACTGCCTTGTTACCTAACGAGCGGGCTATGCCCAGTTCAAAGTTTGAACGGAAGCCCGCCTTACTAGCGGAACTCCGTTTCATATTTGCATTCCTATTGATCCCATTCTTTTTATCACGTACCCTGCCACTTTTGGGGAAAGTTTTTCTACTGTGGTGAGTTCGTTTGTCAAACGGTTCAGTGGTACGCATACAATAACTCCGGATTGGGACAATCTTCCTATCTTCTGTAGTTCAGATTCAACGGTAGTTATATCACGCTTCTCTGTGTTGGAAGATAGGTCACCCATGTTGGAGTAATTATCTCGCAACGTCAGCGGAAGCCCTCGTTCGTTTTGTCGTAGGTACACTATTTTACGCTCACCACCACCGCCCCTGTGGGCTTCAACGTATATGTGGTGAAGTTCTTTGTTCATCTCCATCAACTCAACTTCGTAGTCACGCACAAACAAGTACGGCATATCACAGTTCCTTTGTTTTGAGGCGTGTGTACCAGACTTGTGGTGGAGACTTGGCTTGGGATGTTACACGGGCGTGTAGTTGTGCGTCGGGCCAGCAGTGCTGCCGGTATCCACACAGGTTGCACTCTTTTGCTAACACTTTGTTTCCAGTACGCAAAGTCTCACCCTTGCGTCTGTACGTTTCAAACTCGTCTGAGTACGGCCTGAATGGTTTTACCTTTGGGTCTGTCAAAAACTTGACACGCTCTTCTGCATCCGCCAAATATTTGGCACGGTCCTCGTCTTGCCAGTCAGGAGCCTCAACCACGGCTACCTCACCACTAGACTTGTTGACTACAATCCACCCACCAAACGGCATACCAGTGGCGGCAGAGTACAAATAGCCCTGCATCACGTAGCCAAACGGATCGTCTTCTTTTAATCCATCGTAGCCACCGAACCCAGTGAATTTGTTTTTGAATGCCCAGTCGCTTGCAGACTTGATGTCCCACACTTTCTCTGTGCCGGTTTCATCTCGTATGATTACGTCAAGCGTTCCCTTGATAGTATGTCCACCCAGCTTGAGTTCAACCTCTCGCTGAGAGTCCACGATGTCCACACCGGCTTCTTTCATCACCAGCATGAGTATGGCTTCCGTTATATCCCCAAACAAAAAACGAAACAGTGTGTTGTACTGCATCGACTCTTTGATGCCGTGCTTGTCTAGCACCTGCTGACACAGGGGCCGTCCCAAACCAGACATACGGATACGGTACTCACCACGCTTGTCGGTAAGCTGCCGCTCCACAGAATACTTTGTGTCGTTTACAAATTCAGAAAGACCTGCGGGGGAAACACTAGTCTCCCCCCGCAAAGCCTTAGACATATAGTCTTGAATGTTAAGCAGCGTCAGCATCAGCAAAGTCTGCCGCCAGATCAATGTCTGCATCATCTGACATAAGTTTCAATGCTTCACGATGTCCGTTCATAACATTTTCGTTGTGGCCCTTGACCGTTTCCGCAAAGGTGCCCATCAACTCTTTGTCCGCATCTGTGATAGACACAGTGCTTTCAAAGGTTGGCATAGGCGTCCAGTACGTCACGCTGCCCTTCTTTTGCTTGTTTGTACGCAGAAGGATAGATGTCTGTGCCATCAACTTGTTCTGCTTCGTCAAACCCTGAATGAAGTCAGAGATTGGTTTGAAACCAGAACGCTTGAAGTATGCAATGACAGGCTCGTCTGAGACAATACAAGGAGTTCCGTCCGCCTCTGTGAATTCACCACTGATACGTCCGTAGATTACCTGATTACATACCACCGCACGGGAGGTTAGATAACGATGGTCATCCTTATCTAGTGCGTCTTCTTCGTCACGAGTCAGACGACCACACTTGTTGCCGCCCTGCGTGTCGGGGAACATTCCCCCAAAGGATGTCTTCTGTACTGACTTACAGGAGAATCCACCCTTGCCTTCGTTTGCCTCTGCATCCCACATACTGTACTCGTAGGTACGCAGCAGCGCACGTAGCTTTACCTCTTTTGCAAAGATAAAGCGTCCGTCAAGATACATCTTCCAGTCACCCCGTGTGAGGTTGTGACCGTCATCTGTTTCTTGATCGTAGTTAATGTTAAGACGAGGCAGTCCTACCTTCTCTGTCACGGCACCGCCCTGACCAGTAAGCTTCATCATCTCCTCGACATTATCGCTAGACATTGCTGCCACGATGCTATCAAGATCGTTATCCATTTCCATTAGTTCGTTCCCAAGCATGATCCGTAAATCTCCTTTGCATTTAGGGTTAGTGAATTGATACTACTACTCTACGACAGTTAAGTCAAGCCAATTATCGCCGCTTTTTATCTCAATTTCGACAGGCATATCATAAGTTACACCGTATCTACGCTTTGTTTCTTCAGGTAGCGACAGCATTGCTTCGCGCATCAGTCTGATACAAATGTTAAATTCATCAGGGTGACAGTCTAGCACAATCGAGTCGTGGACTGTATTACAGATGACAGACTGCAGTTCGTTTTCTTGAAATAATTTGTCCAAGCGCACCAGTGCAGCGGGCAACAGGTCAGCCGTTGCAAAGCCCTGCACGGGATAGTTACAGATGTTTGTACGGTGTGTCGCTGTGCCGTACTTTGTCCACCGTGCATCGGGAAACGCATACTGTCTTCCAGACGGTAACGTCACTACGCGCTTTTCAACGGCCTCTCGCTGGAGCTCTTCATGCCAGAGGGCTACCCCACCATATTTCTCTTTGAACGCCCTGTAGTAGCGTTGTTGGGCCTCTGTGCCCGTAGTGCCACCGTACAGGGGCTTAAAGGTGTGTGCCTTTGCCTCTTGTCGTGAACAGCCGATCACGCTGGCAGTGTAGCTGTGTACGTCTGTGCCAGCCTCTACGTCAGCATACGCCTGATCATCGTGGGCTAAGAATCCTGCGACTCTGAATTCCAACTGCGAGTAGTCACCCTCCACAATCTTACCCTGCGGGAAACGACTCTCCACAACCTTCCGTATTTCAAACGTGTTACCTCGTGGCATATTCTGAAAGTTAGGATTGCGAGACGAAAGGCGGCCCGTCGCCGTAACACACTGCATGAATTCCGGATGTATGAAACCATGATCGTCAACATTGTTTTTCATTCCCTCTACAAACGTACCAAGATACATACGCAGTGCGTTGTACCGCACGTACGCAGATGCAAACTCACGGGCTGGACCCGACAGTTCTAGTTCGCGTTCAGCCAACGTGTCTTTGTCTGTTTTGAATCCGGCAGACGCCACGTCACGCACGTTGCGTGGCACCATCTTGAACCCAGCCACCTCACCGGTAGACCGATAGATCACGCCCTTGCCGCTGCACTGCTTGCAGACACGCAACGCTTTGCTGGGAGTTCCGTCTTTACGTACGGGACGAACACGGCCTGTACCTACACACGCAAGACACTGCTCACCCCGTGTTTTGAATACCACGTCCGTGTTGTTTCGTACAGCAATACGAAAGTCTTTAGCGGACATGCGAGTGCGTTGCTTTGGTTTCATTGTGGCACCGCGCTGCTCCATGCCCAAGTTGAACATAGATGCCCACGACTTTTTGTCTTTGACTTTGCGTGAATACAGCAGCATTGACCTGTCATCGGGGCTGGTCAGGCTGATGGGTGTGTCTCCCATAGCTGCGCGGGCCATGTCGTTGAGACGCAACTCCAGCGCATCAAACTCATCTTGGTACAGCTTTTCAATTTCGTCCAGTGTGTCTAGATTGACACGCAGCCCGTTGCGTTCAATGCGGGCCAGTGTGTCAGTCATCTCAAGCGACAGACGCAATGTCGGTAGTAGATCGTTCATCGTATAGTTCCTCAAATGTAGTGCCAAAGGCTTCAAGTTGTTTGAGAGCAATCTGCTCTGTAGCTGCAACGTCAGCTATGCCGTACTCTTTTACTATCTCCCACGGTATTTCGAAAAAGGTTTTTCCCGCCGCCATAAACGGCTCAACGAGGTCTTTCTCTTTTTGCACCGTGTCATACTTCTTTGCAAGAGCAGCAAGTCCAAGAGGCCATCGCCGCGCTTTCGATAGAACATACTCTGCAACCATAGTATCATAAATGTCTCCTGTGTATCTGAATCCGCAGTCGCGTATCCACGACAAATCAAACTTGATGTTTTGTCCCACAACTACATCGGCATAGTCAAGAGACGTTTGGAAATCCTCTGCCGCACTGTGTGTGGGTGGCTCAGTTTCGTGATAGTAGCAGTCGTAGAACACTTGCTCCTCATCCAGCCACTTGTAACCTATTGAAACCAAACGATTACCAAAGTACGGTAGGGCAGTAGTGCCACCGGACGGCTTGTGTGTGTGGGTTGTCTCCACGTCAAACGTCAGTACATTCACTCCATGTCCTCCCATCGTTTCTTTGCAAAGTAACGAGCCAACGTGGCTACTTGATCCGAACGTAATTGTGGATACTTTGTCTCAAGACGACGATACTCCTCATCGTACAGGTTTTCAAGTATCTCTTCGTTTTGGTGGTTGCTCATGTCGGGTTCCGTCCAACACACGTTCTCTGTGTGTTTTGATGCAGTGGCAGTTTGCACATAAAACATCGCATTTTCTTATCTCCTCTATCAGCGTTTTGATTGCATACTCTAGCATATGCGCTATTGATTTCTTTTTAGTCTTTGGGTCTCTGTGATCAAAGTGCATGGCTACGGGGTCTTTATTGTAGCCACACATAGAGCATCCCTTCTTGATCTTGTACATACTTATCCAATGCCTACGTCTGTATTTCTTGTACCTGTACGTAGTCATCAGTAGTACACCCCTCTGTGTATATCTATCTGCGTGTTGATTGTGCCGTGCCACCCGTTGAGTTTGTTTTTGGATACACAAACATGACGCACAATGTTGTCAACGTCACTGGCACCCGTCTTACCTATGCCAATGATGATGTCAGCCTCACCAGCCTTACCGGTCTTAGAGTTGTCCATCATTGAGTAGTCAATAAATTGACGGTCATGTGCATCGTTGCTTGCTTGGCTAACAGCCCACACAAGCAAATCATTTCGCTTGGCTATCTCACGGGCAAGAACGTACGTCTCTTTGAGCCGCTCATCCCCACGATTGTATTCACCGTTGACACGAAATTTGTCTAGCTGATCCATGAACATGATGTCAGGCTTGTTTAATTTAGCGTACTCATTGGCCTCTTCCATAGAAGTTCCAACAGAGTCCATGACGGTTAGGTAAGGTGCAACCTCTGCGTGGTACCGTGATGCAAGAGACTCGCGCTGCTCTACCATCTCATCCCGCTTCAAAGCAAAGTATGACTGTATGATACGTAATTTTATTTTTTCTGCCGGTTCTTCGTTTGCCCAGTAGGTAACCTTGAATCCTTGTCGGATGTACGATGCGGCGAGAAAGCAGCAAAAGGTTGTTTTGCCTACCTCCGGACGAGCAAACAAGATACCTAAGTTGCCCCTGTCCAAGCCCTCAATACGCTCGTTTATCAAATCAAACTCAAAGGGAAAATCTTTGGGTCCAGTGTGGCTGTCTAGCAGTTCCGATATGTCTGCCTCTACCTTTGTGTAGGTAGTCTTGTCAGATATGCGCCCATCCTCAACCGCCTCTATCAGCGTACGTAACTCACCAAACTCTTCGCTTTCTCCGGTGAATATCTCAATAGCCTTTTCGCCAATGATACGCGCACGGTCCCGTAACCAGAAGTTACGCACCATGTCCAAGTGCATCTCTATGTTCTCAGGGTTGCCCCGATCAAGCGTCAAGATTAGTTCTTGTGCCTTTTCCCGTGTCGAGTCGGGCATGGCAGGATTGCGGTCATTGAACATGACTGCCAACTCACCTATCGTGATGTCCTTTGCGTATTCAGTGTGAGAGTGAAAAATCACGTCAAACACATCACGCATTTCCTTTGTGAACATATCACGCCCAATGATATCGGCTACCTTTGAGAAAAAGTCTGTACTCAAACAAAAGCCAAGTATCTGTTTATCTATCTGTGTAGGATCGTATGAAGTCATCCCGTTCGTCCTTTTTCATGTTTTTCAAGTCGTGTTTTAATATTATCATCTTTGTCGGCGCAATACCCCGTAGAGTTCGAACCATGTCTATAGCTTTGTCAGTCGCATCTTTGTCCAACGCCACAAAAAAGTTCGGGTAATTAGACAGTGTGTCAAGATGCTGTGGCAGCAGATTAGTGCCCATCAGTGCCACTCCGGTAACAATGTTGCTAATTGCACACGCACTCGCGCAATCTTCTACAATAACAGCAGCACTATGATGTCCACAGATGAAAGGGTGCTGGCTAGTGCCGTAACGATACCACTTAGGATTTCTACCATCTAGCGATCTCCCCGCCGCATCCACAACTCTGTTACCGTCTTTTACAAGATAGACAGCCCTGTTACGCTTGAAGTCATATCGTATGTCTGCGCGACCAGCAAGGTACGCATCGTAAGACTGCACACGCTTTACATAAAGTTCAGCGTTTAAGTTACGAGAAATACTGACAAACGTGTCAGGCATTTCAAAAGACTGTTGGGCTGCAGCAGGTGGTGGTTCCTTGCGCTTGCTAAACATTTTTGATGCGTGATCTTTTGTCAGCGTAATACCGGTACGACCAGACACGTTACAGTCTGCGTGAAAACAATACCACAGCCGTTGCAATCCGTCATCGGATACGCTAAATGTGTTTTTCTTGCCGCAAACAGGGCAGTCAGACCGGTACCGCGTCAGTGCGGGAAAGTCTAGTGATTCAACATATCCTGTCAGCCAAGCTGGTGATCTCATTGTTGTGTTCCTCTTTGTTTGTCAAAGACAGTGACACAAGGACTAACCGACATGGCAAACCTTGTCAACAACAAAAAAAAACTTGTTGACGGCTGTTGACAATTCAGCTACACATAAAGAACAACACCCTATAGGGAAACCCCTGCTATGAAAAAGATTAATAAAATTAACCCTATAGCTAAACTGTTACCAAAGTTTGGTAAACAGGTAATACCAGACAAACGTAACAAACTAAAAGACAAACAAGCTAAAAAGGACATACGTGATGGCAAGACCAGCGAAGATAGATGAACCATCAAAAACATACAGTCTGTTAATGTCAGTCAAACAGTATGACAGACTAGCTGAACACTCTGAACGTCTGCAAAAGAAATCAAGGGAACAGTTAGCTGTGTCCGATTTGATGAGAGAAGCTATCGACATTTACTTGGAGGCACTTGACGATGAAATGGATTCTGATATTTCTGATGAGCAGTGAGGGTGAGATAACTGTAGACGTGATAGATAAATACAATCACATGGCTGAATGCTACTACGAGAAGACCATCCGTGACTGGGATGCTGTCACCCCAAACGAAAAGCTGGTTTGTTTTCCCATAGGAGTGCGTGATGAAAAATAACCTGAAGACCAAGCCTCTTGAGATAGAGATTGTCAACCGGTGGCGGTGGGAAGTTGTTGCTCCAGTGTCGTCCGTCCGTATTGGAGAGACAAGCCGTGATCTTGTCAAACGCAAACAACGTGTGGACTATCTACGCCTTGTCACTGTCTTTGTCGGAAAAAGTGAACAAGAATGCAAAAAGTGGCTTGACAAGTACAGACCTGTGCTGGTAAAACTAGGCATTCCTTACGAGGTTGGTAGTTCGTAGGGGGTACCTTTCGTTGTTGTGGGGAGCGGGGCTGAGATTAATTTCTTGGCCCCGTTCTTTTTTGTGTTGACACCCACGCTGATTACCGATATGGCTTATGTATTGAAACAAACCGGAAGGATTGAAAGATGCCTATAACCAAAAACGAGCCGATGTTTGTAGTACACCCAGTAACCCGCAAAGAGTTCCTCAAGATCACCAACCAACTAAGGAACATTGTCAGTTACATTGATGATTGCCGCGATGTAGAGATATCGCAGCTAAAACAGATGGATGAAATGATCTACACTCTGTACAGCACATTTGATTTCAAGCCACCAAAAGATAAAGAAGGCAATTCAAAGCCGTGGGCTGATTGGGTATTTGCGGAGGACGTGAAATGAGTAAGAAAGCTAAACAAACAAAAGACATGACCTACGAAGAACGTGAAGCACACTGGGAAAAAGAACGTGCAAAGAAAAGAGCAGCACGGCAGGATGCTATGTCTCACTTGTCAGAGGAACAAACAGCAGTTGCGTGGGGGCTGTACAAGCAATTAAGGGAAGTGCTGGAAGTGGCTCTCTACCCAGACAACGGCGGCATCAAGTATGTATCAGCCTATGACTTGCAGGAACTTGAATTGCTTATGGAGAGATTTGGGTATCAATTTAATATGCGGGGGGATGGGTGATGCTTGACAGAACGTATCGTGTAGTATTGTCAGTCAAACAGGACTACGAATTTTTTGTTACCGCAGAAGACGCAGACGATGCTGTTGAAGAGGCGTGTTGCGTGGAACTTGATGATGGCCTGATGATAAACGACAACTACGAGTGTGAATGTGTAACGGTGGAGGTGCAGTGAAATGTCAGTCAATTTTTTACACGTAGCCAAAGATGACTTGCGGGATTGCAGGGGAGATGAAAGCACGGCAGAATACGTGGCTGATTTGCTAGAAAGGCTGTATTATGTCGATGCTGACTTTCGTCAAGACATCAATATGCAGTGGGATAAGATGGAGAATGACGATGGGTAAGATGAGCGATTGGCACATTGAAATGCAAGAAGACGCATTGGAGATGACCCGTGAAGAGTGGACAGAGAAGCACGGCGAGTCTTGCATAGAGATATACAACAAGACACGGGCCGAACTCGACTTGGGTGACCAGCAGTTTGAATTCCACTTTGGTATTAGCTGATGAGAGAGAGATACACACCCGTATCTATTCCGGAGCGTTGCAATCCGTGGGTGCGTACTCTTTTTGAGGAGATGCGTTACCAGCGGATTGGAGTGCTTGACATGGCAGAGCGTACTGGCATAAACAAAAACACGCTCAAAGATTGGCGGACGCGAACAGTACCGCGAATCACCGACCTTGAGGCGTGTTACAATGTGTTAGGATTTACGCTAGAACCCAAGAGGATGACAAATGTATCGACCGATTGAATACCCAACCAACGATGTAGACCCGCGCCTGTATAATGTCAGCAATAATGTCATCCGGTTACGAAAAATTGTCAGCGACAAAGAATGGCACGGCAAAGATTGTCAGCGTGAACGCAAAGAATTGTCAGTCCTTTTGTCAGCCGTAAAGGATGGCACCCTGTGGTTGCCCCGATTTTAGTCAGGTAAAATAATGTCAGCGTCAAATATTGTCAGCCAAAATATTGTCAGTGTCGATCCCCAAAAGGATGACGCTGGCATAGCTTGTGAACAGTGCGGCGAACCGGCCACGATCCATGTGGAACAGACCGTGCTGTGTTCCGTGTGTTATCTTAAAAAAACGGGCGGGCGAATAATTCAGCTTGACCACACCGGATACTATCCATAGTCTGTTTTTACACAACAAGAGAAAGGAACTACCATGAAACGCCCAACAAAATTATCCCAACCAAAAATGATCAGCAACATTACCCACTGCTATCTAGACGCCACGCCGGAACAGATAGCCGGTGGCATGGCATGGTACGCTAACGCCTACGATGCAGCATATGATATCGGCATAAAATATGACGTGCCGGTGTATATCGTTGTTGCGGTTGTTTCTGCGTTGTC